TATTTTCCCTACAGTATCTTTATTCAAACTGAATACTCCCTTCTACCATATCTTGTGCTGACCTTGGCGTTGTAAGAACCATATCAAAGCAAATCTCTTCTACTGTCTGTGATGGTGAAGCAGTTTGCAGTAAATGGGAGAGCTGAAATCCACTTACTGCAAATAGACCCGTGGTAACCATTAGTAAACAACACAATAGGAAGTTGTCGTTCACAGGAGGTACTGCGCAAAATACTGCTTAATCTTTTCGTATGCTATTATAAGAAACGCTAACATAGTATGCCCATTAGAAACTACTTTTTTTTAGGAACATTCACTTGCATAAACTCGTGCATAGCACGCTTTGCCTTTGATTTGTCAGCTTTCTTTATGCTACCGAGCTTAACTGCAACCACTTTAACTGGCTTTGCTTTGGTTTTTCGGACTTTCATCTTGATCTTGGGTACTTTTTTTTGTGTTACAACTACGCCCCTTACTGGAGCGGGTACTTTTGCATCTTTTTTTTGCATTAATCTTCTCCAAATATACGTTCGGGATGATACTTATTAAATTCAGTATGGATAGCTTCGCGTGGTAAGTTTGCAAATGCTTCGTGGTCTGCAAAAAGTATGCGGCTATCATTAATTTCTTGAGCTCTGCGCGTGCTTGGGACTTGTGGTATGCGTATGCTCACATCAGTAAAAGGATCTTTTTTGTGACTTCCGGAAACATCGCCTTTACGGGCAAGTATTCGCAGTCTATCGTAACGATTTTCGACAACTGCCTTCATACTTTTGGGAACTTCGGGTGATCTACGGTTTCCTGAGTCATCTCGGCTTATATGAACCTTTTTTTTTGCCATTATTTTCCTATTTTTAAGGCGGTCGAAGCACTGCGGGGTACTATCGACCGCACACGAAGGGTTCTAATAATTACGATTACGACCAGTTTCCTCAGTCGTTAATCGTTTATCTAATATCTTTTCCTTTTCGGTTTTCTTCTGAGATTCGAGTGGGTTACCAAGTAACTTTAACCAAATCTTAGTAGCTTTACCGTCAGGACGTGGTGCTGCGGGCACAATTACCACTTATGGGGATTATATTGTTTCTTTAATACAGACATGTTCTTAGCTATTTGTCTGTCAATCCCCGCCAAATCATCAACGTAATCTGTATCAAGCATTTCCCCGTAAGGGTATGTTGAAATCTTAGAATCTTGAGGCATGTTAGCGATCTTTGAATTATCATTCTGTATCATAGGAGTTGAATGATATTTTTTGTGTGCCATGGTTGGCCTTTCGTAGTAACTGCCCTTTCGGACAAGGTTAATGTACCTCTAACTACGTGTTAGACGGCTCGCCTTTTAAGGCTAAAATGGTTGCTCGGTCATTGGTTGTTCGGTCATTGGTTGCTCGGTCATTGGTTGCTCGTTCATCTGGCCCTGAATGTCGTAAGGCGTCGGTTGTTCAGTAAACTGCTCCGGTTGAGCAGTCAAGTTATTGTTAGCAAATATATCAGCCCGATCTAACTGTTCCTGCTGTTTTACTACTTGCGACAACGCCATGAGTTTATTTACTTGGTCTATATCTATATCGTCGATCTCTTTAAGTGCTCTGACAAGGTTTAACAGACCGCTCTGTTGATCAAGATGAGCCTTGGCTGTTCGTTCAACAGCTAATGCCTTATTCTCTTCAACACGTGATGATCTCTCTATAGCAAGACCTCTATCAGCTTCTGCTTTTGCTTTGAGTGATTCCATACGCGCCTGTATCTCTTGTTGTGCAATTTGGTTTTGTTGCTGTTGTTGTTGTTGGTTTTGTTGTTGTTGTTGTTCCATTGCATCTAACAGTTCTTTTTTACCTGATATTACTGCAGCGTTCAGTAAGCTTGAATCTGGTACCGGAACACCAATCTCACGTAGCTGTAAAAGCTGCAAGAACTGCATCTGCTTTTGAGTAGTGGTATTAGCACCATCTTCAACAGCACACCCGTAACGGCCAAATGCCTTCTGATGAAACTGAGGCGTTGGCTCAGCGCCACTTAAAATCTTCTTAACCTTGCCAGCCATAAAGTTAGCTTGGATCATATCAAGGAGTAGTTCACCCAAAAGCTTCTGTGATCGATCAAGAAGATCGAAAAGTGGCTGTAGAGTAGTGAGACCAGCGCCTTGTCGTAACATCGCTAGTACGCCAGCCTTGTCGTCATTTGCACTGCCAAGTAGTTCTTCATTTATACCAGAGATCTGGTTCATTTCCTCGGCTAACAATTTGGAAAGCTCTATCATCGATGGTGGTACTTGTGGTGGGAGTATTTGTTCTACGTCAGTCATTTGCGCTTCTGTCTTGAGCGCTAACCCTTTACCCTGTCCTTGTAAGAACACATCAGCAGGATTGACGAGAGCATTTTCTTTATACTTCCAGCCTGAAGTTATTTGTGATTCAAGTATGTCTAATTCAATTATTTTTCGTCTATTGTAAAGATACTGGCTGTCACGAAGGTCGTTTATCATGCCTTGGATACGATACGGGAAATAAGCTAGGTCGGGATTGTAGTAACACCAAATAGGTATAAACGGATATTTATCAGTACCACTTGGATTTGGTCCGTCATAGACGACGTGTCCAGAGACGTTGATAGTTAATTTACAGGTAGGGATCTCTTGTTCGATCACTGTAACATCGGGGTATGTTTGCAAGAAGAGCTTTAAAGCGTCTTCGTCATTGTGTTTCCATTCCATGGACTCGCCGGTATTTCTATCGACAAGCATCTTTTGCTTTCTGTAATCGCGATAGTAATACTCGTCGTATGTTAATAAACGCGTCATGCTCCATGAGTATGCTTCTGGCATAAACTGAAACTTGCCGTCTTTAGATGAGCCGTTGTCTAAAGTATTTAGACCCATGATAATGTCTGCTTTATCGGGCATCAAGGAAATCACCTCACGCTTTGTCATGTGCGTGCGTTTCCAAATAAAGTTACAGTCTGAGAGATCGGCTTTTCTAAAATAGGGATCTATGAGAAAGCTGTTATAAGCACATTTATCTATTTTAATGTTGCCTGATACAGGATCCTCACGATAATCCATGTAAGCATGCAGTAAGGTCATACCTGAAACACACGATGATTGGAATGCATCTGATATGGTCTCAAGGACGCCTTCTCTTTGATTGAGCCACATTAATATCTTTGTGTACTGGTCTGCCGTCTCGCTGTCTGCGTTCTCTATGGGTGTGACTATGATAGACTTGCGGGTGCGTCGTTGATGGCCTGAGACCATATTTACAATGCGACGCAATCTATTGAATGTGAACTGGCGTCTTCTGTTTATAGGAAGATTCCCATACTGTTCAGAAAATACTGTCTGATCCCCCGAAATATAACGATTATTTAGGTCCGCTTCGGCCCAGTACGCTTGGTTTAACGTAATAGACTCGTAATACGAAGTCTGCATACGCCTTAATGCGTCTGGATTATCGTTTCCTAAGTACCCAATATCTTGAAATAGCATCTATTCTCCTAAAGCATTCAATGGCTAGTTTGGCTCTATTTTAGGAATAGTTTATGCTCAAAGCAAGATTTACTGGGAGCAGTCAATGTCGTAACTCAATTAAGTCCGCTAAAAGCCTGTTTGATTCGGGAGTATTCAATTTTACAAGATAACTGTTTACAAAGTACTGTCTTTGAGCGCGTGAAAAAGAACAGTTTGCTAACTCAGTTAGCATCACATTCACAATGCAGACTAGTTCATGATATTCTTCTTGGTTGATCTGTTCAGTTGCTGGAACTGAAAAGTATTTTTGTTCAACCCACGAGTAACGCTGGGAAGAGACTGTAAACAAAGGTATTAGGCAAAGCAGTAAAAATTTTTTCATTAGAATCCTTTTGCACTAATATAAGCGGCAAGTGCTAGTAATGCACCGCAACTAAAAATCTTTAAATATGAATAAAGCATTTGTTTAATATTCCGTTCATATGATCTATTGGATGAAAGATAATATATTGCAATTAATTCTTCACGTAGATCTTGGAATGGATCTTTGTAATCCTCTGAATCGTCTTTAATTAAAAGACCCAATTCACTAAGCAAATCAATAGAAATATAAGCTTGCGAGACTGTCCACGCAGTGTGCTTCCCATAGCCAGCGCTAGGATTAAAATCTAAACGCAAAATTTTTTCTAAATTTTTAATCCGTAAGCCAAATTGACTTATTTGATGATCCTCTAAATTTTCATCTTGGCTTACTAATAAAAGAACATTTCTTAATTTGCATAAAGCTAATAATAATTCCTGATTAATTTGTTTATGCTCTGGTGAATTATCCGTCTCAGAGTTTATTCTACTTTTATTAGTTATTTGAAAAAGTTTTTTAATACTGATCTCTAAGATTGCCAACTGATCAAAAGCTTCCTTGGCATTTTGTGCTAAACCTAGTCTCTTCTTTCCCTTAGCTAAGGTTGCCAACTGATCAAAAGCTTCCTTGGCATTTTGTGATAAACTTTCAATTTTTTTTTCTTTCTTTATCTCAGTCATTCAATATCCTTGATTATTAAAGTCGAAAAATCCGCCGGCCTTGTCGGTTTGACCCATTGCTTGGCGATAGCGCTGGTCAAGATCTTCTTTTGAAACACCGTCCGCTGTTTTGGGTAACGAAATGCAGAGATACCTAAAAGCATCGCTATAGTTTGAAGCCCAGTTATGCAGAGGTCGTGTGCTATAGACACGCTTTTTTGTGTCATACTCCTGTCTGTAGTTCTCTAACGCTTTAATCAGTGCTGTGCACTGCTTTTCATCTATCCATATTTTACTAAATGCAGAACGCACTGACTCGATGCCGTCTTCAATACTTAAACTGGGGGCAACTATAAAACTAATTCCCAGCTGCTTTGCTTTTTCTATTCGTGTTAGCCCAGAACCAAATTCTTTAACGGCAATATCATGAGGGGCAAAATGCTTACCATAACTATACGGCTTTGATTCAATCACTTTAACGTAATGCTCTAACCCCTCTTTGGTCTTTTCGTAACAATCGATTATACGTACAGTCTGGCCTATCACCTGAAACCATACGATACATGTCGAATCTCTTACCCCTAAATCCCAGGCCGTGTGCACTTTAAACGCGGATTCCCATGCCACGGTACCTATTTGACCTTTAAGCTTCATATCATCAAGGTAACGAGCATAGTACGATCCTTCTACACCCATTTCCCACGAAGTGTAATACTCTTGCTGTACAAGATCCCAACTCATCTCACCCGAGTCTATTTCCTTTTGTATTTCTTCCTTGTCTATGTGGAGCGTGTCATCGATAGTAAGTTTTTGCGCAAACCAGTCGGGTGAGTTTTTCGCAATCT